TACTAATTGCTGCCAATCTTCAAAGTCTAATTCATTGGCTTCGTTAATAAACAATATATCTCTTTTACGACCTCTAATCTTTTGTGGTTGATCTACACTTATAAACTCTACTAAGTTATTATTAAGCTTATATTCACTATTAGATTTATTATGGTGTTCTTCTCTATATAATCCATATTGTTTTAATATAGTTATAAAGTCACGCATTACTGTAGCTCTAACACTTGGAAATGTCTTTCTACATATAGTAATAGTTTTACTTTGGTATTTTAAACAGTATTCAAATATGATAAACAAAAGTACGTTGTATGTCTTACCACTACGTGTACCTCCTTGCTGTACTACAATCTTGTCTTGGCTATTAAGTAAATGCCTATAAACAACGTTAGTCTGTACTTTTTGTGTTGTCAATTATTTCTACTTTAAAGTTGTTTGGTAATCCGTCTGCACCTGTTATTTCTTGTCTCTCGATGTAACCACGTGACTTTCCCTTTGTTTTTAAGTAGAATATCATCTCACTTGTCTTGCCGTCTCTAATGTTCTCAAATAGCTTTGATTCAACAAAGTCTAATGCTATATCTTGTACGTCTTTTACTTGTGCTGCAAATTCTTTGTCATCTTTTAACCAACCATAAAATGTTGTTCTACCTACTCCTACTGTTCTACATGCTTCTGTTACTACACCTAATGATTTTTCTAAAGCTGCTATTATAGCTTTTTTATGTTGTTCAGTTTTGTTCATACTAATATATAAACATTTGTAGATAATTTTAACTCAACAGTGTGTTCTTTACTTTTCTAATTAGTCTTGCACCTGGAACTTTAGTTATTTCTTTTTGTTTAATCTTATTAGTTAGAGCTTTATCGTATACTTTTAGTCTAGTATCTATAAATTCTCTTATACTGTTTCTATCCCAGTTTATTATTGTTTTGTTTATTTCTGTTATAAGGTCTTTGTATTCTTCTGCTTTTTGTTTTTCTAAGTTATCTTGTATGCCTTTAATTATTATACGTTTTTTTTGAGCATTGAATTTTTTAATAAATAAGCTATAGTCATCTATTATTTTATCAAATATCATTTTATCTCTATCTTCTATAGAATTTATAGTACTTGCATGATATATTGCTAAGTCATGATTTGAGTTTAATATAGCTGCTACTTTGTCATAAGTATAACCTAATTCGTAGCCTATCTTACAGAATACTTTTTTAGCATATACTATTTCACGTTTTCTACTTTTAGTTGCTATATCAAATTGGTAGTAATTATGTAACTCGTCTTTTAATTGTTCTAATGTCATTATCTTGTTATTTTACTATCTATCTTTCCTATTAAATATCTTAATTGGCCTTGTTCCCATGTTCCAAGTTTTACGCCATTAATTGTAAATTTATAAAAATCTTTTCTATCTGTTTCTTTTAATTCAATATTTATATACATAACTATTTATTTTTCTTTATTATTTCTTCTTGTTCTTTTCTAAGGTATTTTATTTCGTGTTGTAAATAGTCTAATGCTTTTTCTAAGTCTTGTATCTCATTGCTTTTCATATATTCAAAACCTTTTTTACCTGCTCTACAAACATATTTTAATATATTACCTCTATTAAAGTTTAATTCATAAGCTTTAACAACATCTATTACTTCTATTCCTTCTTTTGTTTTATAATGTAAACTCATAATTTAGTTCTTAGTTTTAATAAGTTATAGCATTCTATATATTTCTGTTTTGCTTTACCTTTATATTCTTGTATAAATAACTTATATAAATTCTTTACATAACAGAACTTACTATTACATGACTTATAAAGTTTTTTAGCATAAGCTTTACCTTTACCTTTAAAATAGTTAACATTATCAGCGCCATCACCAATAATCATTTGTTCGTAAAAATTATATATAGCTTCTTGTTCTGTTATATCATAAACTTTTCTATGTTTAAAATGATAATTGTACATTAAACAAGGAAATTGTTTATAATCTTTATCAATAGAAACTATCATAACTTTATTTCTACCTACTTCTTTAGATATATCATACCAATATTTAGCAACTAAATCGTCTGTTTCAATACCATAAGCAAATAAACCATTATATTCTTTTCTAACAAACTCATGCATTTTAGATAACAAAGGTGGTATCTCAGTGTCGTTTCTATTAGCTTTATATGTTTTAGTTAGTATCTTTCTAAAGTTTCCTTTAGATCCATTAAACGTGTATATCTTTTCTATATCGTATAATTCTTCTAAGTCATTAACTATTTTCATATATTGTTGATCAAACTTAGCTATACTGTCTTCTATTTCTCTATAAAACTTATCACTACTGCCTTCACTTTTAGCTCTTAAACAAGAAGCATAAACTAAACTATCTGCATCAATTAATAATATCATTATTCTTTTACAAACGTTCCATTTTGCATTTTACCTTTACGGTTTTTAATTTCATTATAAGCAGAGTGTATGCATTCTTCTATACTCATAGCATTTAAATGTGCTAAGTTAGTTAATACAACAACCATATCTCCAATAGCATCTTCTATTTCTTTTGTATCTTGTTTTAATATTGCTTGTGCTAATTCACCTGCTTCTTCTATTAATTTAACATATTGTGTTTGTGCATTACCTTTATCATATAATCCTCTATCTTTTGCCCACATTCTAATATTATCAAATATTTCTAAATTTACTTTTGGTTTATTAATTACATCCCAAAAGTTTTTTAATGACTGAACATATATATATCTTTCATTGTTATGTGCTGACTTAAAGTTATTTGATAAAATATATTCTTTTACTTCATCATTTAACTCTATATTGTATTCACTATCTAATTCTATATTAGTTGGCCAAGTATAATTATCAAAGTTTTTATTAAATGTCTTTTTAAATGTAACGGTTGTTTTAGTAATATGTATCATAAAATTATTAATTGTTTGTTTATACGTTCTTATATCATTTTTGTAGCCCAACTTATTTTGCCATTCAAATTCTAATTTAGAAGCTTCATCAATACATTTTGTTTTAGCTAATATTTTAAAGTCTGAATAACCTTGTTGGACTACGATTCTTTTTGCAGGATTTACAGTACAACCTACTTTTACACCTTCGATATGGTATATGTAATACATTAAATTTTTATGTTAGATCTACCACACAATGGATATAAGTAAGTGTGATATTTCATACCTTTAGTAATTTTTTTATTTTTAAATATAATGGTTTCTTCAGCAATATGTTCTTGTTTGCCACAGTAACCAATAACTTCTCTATCTGGTTTTTCTATTTTAATAGATCCATAATATTTGTTGCCAACATGAAAATCAATGTGGTAACCTAAATGTTCGTATTTAACTCCGTAATATAAATTCATTGTATTTGTTTTATTATTATATAGCTAATATACAAATAACTTGTTAATAAAAAAAATATTTATATGTTTTTATTATAGTGACGTTCATATATATGTAAGTTATGAGCATAGTGAGTATAAAAACCTTGTTCACTATTTAAACTATTAGAAACTAATTCATGTAATTTTAAGAAACAATAAGCATCATTACAAAATCCAAACCATAAATCATTACTTCTCATTAATACTGTCATGTGTAACTTATCTGAATCAGGTGTATAATAAAATTGTATTGATAAAGTACAAGGCGTATCTTTAGAATAACCAGTATGTTCTTTACCATCATATATACTTATTACTGCACGTCTAGAATACTTATCACGTTTTAATTCTTTTATAGCATATTCCAATTGATTGTTTCTACTCCATTGCCAACCATAGTTTGAATTAACATATCCACGTTCATCCATGTGGTTATACCAAATCTTAGCTACTTTAGCTATTTCAGTAGCATCACGGTTTTTAGATAAATACCATTCCCATTCTTTTTCTGCATAGTCTAATTTGAAACCACGCTTTGGTGTAGTTACTATTTTTTGATTAGTATCTAATATAGTAAATATTTGATTGTATAAAGCTTTAGTACCATTAGCGCTAGGTTGTGAATCTAACTTTTTATAGTAATATTCAAAAGCTTCTGTTACGGTTTGAAATTGCCACATAATATATCTTTTTTTCTTATTGGATAAATATACTTATTATCTTTAAATAAATATACATTTGTATTATCATTTAATTTATCTTTTTTTATATACTCTAGTTCTAATGTAGAGCCAGCAAATCTTACTTTATATTTCATTAAATATTCTTTTTAACTCTAATTTTTGCAGATCTATTATTTCATCAGCTAATGATTGATTTTCTGTATAAAGTTTAGCTAAGTTAGCTACTTGATTTTTACTACTAACGTATAATATATTTCTTAAAGTATCGTTTTTAATTAATTGTTTGTTTGGATCATAATCAATATCAATAGCAGCAATTGCTGAAGATGCTAATGCTTCGAAGAATCTAAATGTTGCTACATTGTCTTCATGTTCTTTATCTCCTATAACTAAACTAACTTTACATTTATTTAATACACTAAATAATTCTGAGTGTTTTACTTTAGTTTTATAATCAGCCCAAGTAATTTTAGGTTCTTTATAACCAAGTAAAAGGTTTTTAGTAGAAAAAGGCATAAACTTTTTTATTTTATTGTTTCTATAACTACCACGTTTATCACCATAATAAATAACATCATAATCTTTGTCTGTAGAATAGTCATAAGTACTTACACCTTTTTTAAATATATAAGCAAACCAATTAAGCTTATAAGTATTAAACTTATTATCCATATTAAAAAACTTATTAAGATCTTTGCCTGGAAATAAATAAATGCTATTTAATATTATTTCATCCCATGTTTTAATATACTCTTCACATATATTGAATCTTTCATAAAATATTCTAGCTGGATTCAAAGGTTTAATTCTTGGATCTGTAGGTAGTATATTAAACTTTACTTTATTACTTTTCCATAAATCAGCTAAAGCTTTAACACATTCAACAGAGTAATCTGAATATTGTCCACCAAAAAAGTTAGCAGGTGCAAGTTGTAATATAATAGAGTTTATATTATGGTTTTTTATTTCAGTAATATCTTTAAAAAAATTTAAGTCTTTATTTGTTCTACATTTATTACCAAATATTAATACTTCTCTATTTTTTTCTTCTAATAATTGTTTTAAGTAAATTAATTCTAATCCACGTGGAGTTGTCTTAGCGTATTGTGGATTTGAAAATACGCATGTTATTGCTGTTTTATTTTTCATTGTAATTGTTTAATGCTGCTAAATAAGCAACTGCATCTAATAAATTGTCTTCTTTGTGATTATAAGATTGTCTAGATAACTTTAAAGCTACAAGACACATATACATATCTTGCGCTGTAATAGTTTTACCAGTAGCTCCTGATGCTATCATAGCTGCTCTTTCCATTCCTTCAGAAAATGGACCATACATACGTTCTTTTTCTTGTGAACGTTTATTTATAATCTTATTTGCTTCTTCTAATATATTCATTCTTCTTCGTCTGTTTGCTGTTTATCTATAATAATCTTTAATGCTTCTAATTTTATATACATTTGTGATACTATGTTTTCTAGTCTAAGTATTCTTTGTTGTTGTGTATATTTCTTTTTATTCATAACTTTCTAATATTAAACATTCAATGTCATGTAATTGTTCTTCAGAAAGTAAATCATAGATGTCAATACCATTAACGGTTACACTTTCTATATATGCACTATGTGGTGAGCCTGGATAATCCCAAGTTTGTGGTTCTGCTTCTTCGTAACTGTATTCAACAAATAAAGCTACATCACAATAATTAATAATCATAATTCGTATTGTTTAAGTTTATGTTCTAATTCTTCTAATTGTTCTTGTAATTTACTTATAATTTCATTCTTTTGAGACATTATTAAACTTACTTTCTTATTTAATATATCATTCTCAACTTGTAATCTATTTGTAAATATACCAATCTCTGTAATACTTTTAACGCAATTAGTTATATCTTTATTATTTGGCTTTTGTTTTTTCCATTCTAATAACTTATCTATTAAAAAAGAATACCATACTTGATAAGATTGTTTTTGTAATAAATTCATCTTTGACTTCCAACTAAGTAACCTAATACTGCACACATAAAAAATGCAAAAAATAAACATAATTGTAAAACAACTTCTCTTTGTCTTTCTCTTTTAAGTTCTTTAGCTTTAAGTTCTTTTTCTGTATAAACTTCTATTCTGTTTTTTCTTGTTTGGATATGTAATCCTGTCTTTGTCTTTTTCATTTTATTGTATATTAAATATTACGTCTCTTATATATTGAGCTCTATTAAGTAATTTAGTTTCTGTTTCTTTTGGTAATGTTCTTACAAGCATATTAGCACTTAATGTAGATTCTATGTCTTTAAGTTCTTTACGTAAGTCTGTTAGTTGTGTTTTCATTGTTATTGTTTTATACTGCTAATATACAAAACAACTTAACATTATAAACAATTTTTTAACTATTTTAACAAAACTTTAACATTTATCATATACCTTATCTATCTCTGCTATCCATTGTATTAGACGTTTAGGGTTGCAAGAACAAGGCTCACTATATTTATGCTTATAGTATTTAGCGTGTAAAGTACATAATAACTTATACTGCTCTTGACTAAGCTTATCTTTTACCTCAGCTTTAAACTTTTTCCAGTTATCTTTATCTATTTGTTCCATAAATCTAAATCTATATCGTTCCACTCTTCACGGCGTCTATCACATCCGCAATCTTTATTTAATAATTTACTAATCTTTTTAACTAACCAATGTATACCTGTGTAATAAGTAAAATAGTAAAATAAATCTCCTAATTTCATAATTGATCTTTTATAAATTTTTTAGTTGTTCTATAAGTATTATAAAGTGATATATAACTTATACCAGTTTCTCTACTTAAACTAGCAACGCTTTTTCCACTTGCTATTAATTCAAAAACTTTTCTATCATACCAATAAAGGTCATTAAGTATTTGATCTACTTTGTTTTTATTTTTAGCGTATTCAACCTCATCTATACCGGGATCATCAATTTGTTTTATTTCTTTTATTTGGTCTAAATATATTTTTATTTTTTTGGCTTCCTTTTTATGTATATTTAAATAAATACCTCTTAAAACTTTATAACAATAATAGTGGTTTATATCGTCTTTATAAGATATATCTAGTCCTTTATGTATGTCTAAGTGTATTTGTATATACATTTCTTGTACAACATCTTCTGCTAAACTAGGATTACAACCAAATGACTTTACTATGTTTATCCAATCTTTATGCTTTAAATAAGCTAACTCTACTAAAGATTTCATTTCATTATGTTAATTTTTTATTTGATATTACAAAGTACTTAAGTGGATCATATATCTCACCAACTACAAATGGTAGACCAAATTCATTAATACTAAAACTAAATGTTTCAAAAGCATAACCTCTTGAATTTTTACAACTTACAGTTATCCATTCTTTATTAACTGTGTTTGCTTCTAATTGAATTTGTGTCTCTGTTTTTTTCATTAAAAAGCTTCCTAAATGTCCTGTTGGTTTGTCACTACCATAATTGCTATGTATAACCGTTACTATATGGCATTTATATTTAGCACTCCATTCCATTATCTTTTGTACACATAAATTAGATTCTTCTAAATTATTTACATCAGAAACCAAATCAGCAATACCATCAATAATAATTAATCCATTTTTATCTTTATTTTCTTGTAAACAATATTCTATAAATTGCATACGCTGTTTATAGTTTATAGTTCTTAATGCATAAGTATGATAACAACCTAAGTCATGCATATTAGCCATGTCTTTTACTCTTTTAAATACTCTTTGACTATGCCAATGACCTTGCTCTGTATCAAAATGAATTAAACATTTATCATCTCTATGTCCTAACATTTGTCCACCAAAATTATTACCACCACTTAAATAAACTGAAGCTAATAATGATATAAAAAAAGTCTTTTTAGTTTTTGGCGGTGCTTGTACAAATGAAAAGTTACCGTATGTGCCTATTGGAATTGGGAAAGTTTTTTCTCCACTTTTGGTTTGGATAGTAGTTTCACCAAGACTTAATGCTATAGGTGGATATTCCATAAATTCATTAGTGTCAATATAACACTCTTCCTTTATTAATTCCATTAGCATATTATCTGTGGTTTTTTCTTCTGTCATATTATATTTTGTCTTGTTTTTGTTAATATACAAAAAAAAAGAGAAGTGATAAACCTCTCTAAAAAAAATATTTTATTTTATTTTTATTTAGAAAGGTAAATCAGCGGTTTCAGTAGTATTAGATTCAACTACTTGTTCTTGATTTTCTCTTTCTGCATTTACAATACTACCATTGTTCCAAACAACTTTACCGTTTCCAATATAAGTTTTTTGTTTTTTAGCTTCTCGTTCTTCTTGTGTTTGACTTACATAGATACTTGTATTATTACCGTATCTTGTTTCATCATTAACTGACATTGTAAGGTTTACGTATACAGCTCCGTCTTTTCCAGCTATAAACTTTTCTTTTGGTAATTTGTCTACTCTAATCGAGTATGTGATAATTGCACTCATAATTAATTATTTTTTAAATGATTCTGATTCGTCTTCTCCAAATACTCCGAGTTCATAAAAACCAGTTAATTTTAAAACAGCTCTACTCATTGATCTTTTTTCTGCCATTTCAGCAACATACCAACTATTAGTGTTTCCGTCTTTAAAACTATCTCCTTTTTTTGCACTTCCGAATGTTTGAATTTTTTTACCGTCTTTTTCTGCGTATGCTTTAAATACAGCAAAGTTTGGTTCACATTTAATTACTTCATAATCAATTGTAATTTGTTCCATTGCTTGTATTTTATCAATACCTTGACGTGTTATAATAGTATAATGTTGATGCTTAAAAAAATCTTCTTTAGCTAAATTATACTTATTGTAAAGTTCTTTTAATTTTTCTCTGTTCATTATTGTCTGTTTAAATATTCTACTTCTAAAATTGATTCTAAGTATTCTACTCTATTTTCTAATGCTTCTATTCTTGCATTTAAATAATCTATAGTATCATTGCTTGCTGCTCTTTTTACGTCTTCTATATGTGTCATATTATATATCTTTAAAATAAATAAAAGGATTTATATTACCAAATAAAAATTGCATATTTAAAATACTTGAATATTTTAAGTCTGCTACATAACTTTCTTGTTCAAGAGATTCTACTACTAAATTAACTAATTTTGGTTCTGTAACATTCTTCTTTGTAAGAACATTTTTGTAGTGGGGTTTTAACCTATCATATAGGCTAATCATTTTATAATCCATTGCTTTAAATTTTATGTTTATACTACAAATATACAAAAAAAAATTATATAAACAGCTTTTTAACTAAAAAAAAACCACTCTTTTTAGAGTGGCTTAATTTGATTGGTTACAATCTAAACATAAAACAAAGACAATTCGTATACTACAAATATAATCTATTTATCAAGTTTATCTGTTAAGTCTTTATATTTATTTATTAACATTTCTAAATCTACATTATCAAACTTAACAACCTTTTTTGATCTTAAAAATAATTCATCAGCTAGTCCTTTATGGTATTTTTCATCTAAATGCTTTGCAAATAAATATTGTTCACCATATCTAAATACATTACATCCAGCACATTGTACTTGGCAATTTAATTCTGTAATTTTATCATCATCATCTAAAGTACCAAATCTTGTAGCGTAGTTTTTACGACTTTGAAAATGACCACACTGTAGTTTTTTCCAATGATCTTTTTTACCACAAGTAAAACATTCAGCAATATCATTTTTAGCATATCTTCTTCTTATGTATATACTAAAAACATTATCTAATTTATCTATTAGCTTTTTTCTTTTAGATCTTTTTGCCACGCGTGTGTATATTATAATATTATATATATATTATTATATACGTAATATATATAATAATTAAATATAATTAAATATTATTACTTCTTAAAATTTTTTGTAATTTTTTCAGCACTTCTAGCTCCAAAATATCCTCCATAAACTAAAAGTAATAACGAGGATAGTAAATCTATCCACTCAGGTGATATTTTAAACACTTCTAAGGAACTATCTAGTATTATGTATATAAATAATGTAAGCGTTAAAAAAGCTAAGCTTAGAGGTCTTATATTTTTACTTAGCCAACTATCAGAATTCATATCTGCTTCCCAACGTTTTGTTGACTCTTGCATTTCAATCATATCGTACCTTAGCTCTTCTAATAATAATTGCTTATCTGTTTCACTTAATTGTGTATTACCTTCTATCTTACTAGCTAAGTCTTTTAATTGTTCAATACCAGTAATACTACTAGCAACGTTTAATATATCAGGTGCTACTTCTTTACCTTGTTTAATCAACCAACGTAATGCATCACCTACTCTTGTTGTACCGTTCTTTTTCTTATAATCACCCATTCCACCTTGCTTTAGTTTTTCTTA